GTGTTGTAAAGATGGTGAAGATCCAATTTTAGTAAAATTTTTTAATTAATTGATTGGATCTTTGAAAAATAATCATTATTTTTTTAATGTAATTAATAAAAAGATGAAATCGTTTAATAAATTTATTTGTTGAATGATGATTCGTTAGACCAATTCAATTGTGTCTGACATAATATTATAATAGCCAATAATTTTGAAATTTCAGTAAATTTTCTTATAATAAATTATATGAAGAACTTAAAATTACTTCAATTGTTGGAATCTGTTTTAGGTAAAGGAAAACAAACCTCTGGTGATAATATTGCATTCTTTTCTCCATTTACATCACATTACAAGCCTAAACTAGAGGTTAATTTAAACACAAATCATGAAGGCCAAAACCCTTGGCATTGTTGGATATCTGACAAAAAAGGTAGAACGATACATTCATTATTTAAACAGTTAAATCTTCCAAAAGATAAATTTGAAAAATTAGGAAAATTAATTGAACGAACTAAGTATAGAGATAATTCAAATAATAAAAAACAAATTGAAGAAACTATACAATTACCAGAAGAATATAAACCGCTTTGGTTAGAAAGAAAATCTCCTGATTATAAAAATGCAATATATTATTTACAAAAACGAGGAATAACAATATTTGATATAATCCGATATAGAATAGGATATGCTGAAAAAGGACCATATTCAGGAAAAATTATTATTCCTAGTTATGATTGTAAAGGTCAGTTAAATTACTTTGTTTCAAGAGCATTTTATGAAAATGATCCATATAAACATAAAAACCCAAAAATTTCCAAAGATATTATAGGATTTGATATGTTAATTAATTGGAATGAACCTATTATATTATGTGAAGGAGCATTTGATGCTATTACAATAAAAAGAAATGCAATTCCATTATTTGGTAAAATGATTAATCCTAAACTTCGAATAAAAATTATTGAAGAAGGAGTACAAGAAATTTATATATGTTTAGATCAAGATGCATTGAAAAATGCAAAACATATTGCGCAAACGTTTTTGAGAGAAGGAATAAAAGTTCATTTAGTAAAGTTAGATTCTAAAGATCCTAATGAGTTAGGATATAAAAAAATTACTGAAAAAATTCAAGACACATATCAATTTTCATT